GCTTTACTTATAGCTACATTGCTAAACGTTTAAACGTTAGTAAGGGAAGCGTTTCTTATCATTTAGGCAAAGGTCAAAAAGAAAAAACAAAAGCTCGTAGAATAAAAAACATGCAAGGTATGTTTAAGAAAGTTGAAAACTTTAATTCGAGTGGTAAGGGAAAGAAACTAAGGGGTGATTACGTAAATAATCCAATAGTGCAAATAGGTTCCATTAGAAAAAAAGCTAGAAACTTTGTTTACGGTTTTAAATCAAGGGTGAAAGGAAGATATCATATGAACAAAGCAAAATTAAAATATCAAAATGCTAAGATTTGGGATTTTTTAAATAAGGTATGGCCCGGCATTACACGGAATGATAAATACAAACAAGCCGTTAATCAATGGACGGGATTACCTGACTATGAAAAAGGCATAGCGGTTATGTATCCAATGGTTCGATGTAAGTTAACAGATAAAATAGTTAACGCTGAGTTTAGCGATGTACACTGTGATCATGCGGATGGAGATCGAAGAAATAATCACGTTAATAATTTTACTTTAGTTAGTGAAAGATTTAATCTAATGAAGGGAAGAGATAGTTATGAAGAACTTTATGAAAATTGTAAAAGATATATTGAGATATACGATAAGTATCGTTTATAGTTTTTTGATATTTATTATGATGATTTGCGTTTTAACCATTATCTTTTTAATATTTATACTAGATGAGATCTCTCATTTTTTTTCAAAGAAATGAATTTATTATTAAAGATACAACAAGCGTATATTAAGTGGAGTGAAACTAGAGAGGAAAAATATAAACAACAATGGTATCAACTAGTAGAGGAGTTTAATAGATATGTTAAAGAAAATAGATAAATATAATTACAGCACGTTTCGTCAGATCAATGACCAAGGCCCACGAACCTATGACGTTAACGGCATAAGATTACCATCGGTCACAACCATCTTAGATAAAACTAAGGATAAAGAATTTTTAAAGAGGTGGATTGCGAACAAGGGAGCAACAGAAGCTGAACGAATCAAGAACATGTCCTCTAAACGTGGTACTTCTATGCATAAGCATTTAGAAAATTATATTATTGGTAGAGGTTATGAGGATTTAACTGATCTTGGGCAAGAGGCAAAACGTATGGCTAGGAAGGTCATAGATACCGGATTTTTGCCGATCTCTGGTTATTATGGGTCAGAGGTCACATTGTATTATCCTGGTCTATATGCGGGGTCTACGGATCTTGTAGGTGTGCATAATGATATGGATACGATTATAGACTTTAAACAATCTAATAGACCTAAAAGAGAAGAATGGGTTGAAGATTATAAACTACAGATTGCAATGTATGCTATGGCACACGATTATGTTCACGGATCCAATATTCGTCAAGGTGTTATTATGATTTGCACGCCAGACTTGTATTACCAAGAGTTTTGCATAAAGGATGCTGAATTAAGACAATGGAAACATAGGGCTTTAAAACGAATTAATGATTATTATGAGTAGATCAATAATGAGTATGAAAGCGAGAAGGAACAAGGCTCACGGAACACGGATCAGGTTACGGTTGAGGATTTTATCAAAGGCAAGATTACCTAATTAAGGCAGAATTGTGGCAAGATTGTGGCAAGATTGTGTCACAAAATGCCGATACCCAAAGTGTCGGCGAGGTATCGGCGAGGTATCGGCTATCGGTAAATTTCCGTCCATTATGGGTTTTTTAGCTTAAAATACAACCTATAATTGTACAAATTAAAAATGCCGATATCGGCCCGATACCAGGCCGATACCTAAAGTGTCGGCAAAAAAAGTCAATAATATCAATGGTTCTGGGTCATTTTAAGGGGTATTTTGGCATTGCCGATACCATTTTATATTTTTTTTAAAATAGCGCATTGTAAAAATTTTTCTTATTAGGTGTCGGCATAGGTCAAATGTGGCAGAATTAAGGCAAATGAGACATTATCAATGATATAAATATAATCTTAAACCGTGTATACAGATAATATGAAACGGGCTAAAAAATCAAAATATAAACACGTAGTAATCAACAAAAATAAATATTACTTTTATAAAATTCATTGGGTTGATATTACAGGGGATGCCGGTCACGCTACCGCAGAAGAATTTGATAAGTTTGAAGCTAGTACAATGACTACAATGGCTTATGTTTATTCTAAGGATAGAAAGTTTTTAAGAACCTTTGCTAGTTACGATGACAAAGATGAGGTATTTAGCGACAGAAATATATTTCCTATTGGTTGTATATTGAAATTAGAAAAAGTTAATATATAGTATGGGAAACAAAATGATTGATTATTTTTTTAAGGATACTTATGTTCCCGGTTCAACAAGGAGGAACAATGTTTGGAATGATCAAAGATAACGACGAAGAAAACAAAAACAAAATCGAGCAATTAGAAGAGAAGGTTGAAATATTAGAAAACAAGATTGCTAACATTATGGATGTTCTTGAAATACAAGAAGACATTGAAGACGAAGATGTAGACGATGAAGTTGAGGATTCTGACGAAGAATAAATTTACTTATCGCCCTCGATCTGTTTAGGATCGGGGGTGACGTTTATAATTTGTGAGTAGTCTTCTTCTATTTTTTTAATTCTAGCCTCTAATTCTTCTACAGACATTTCATCTAACTTACCTGTCTTAATAATTTTTCTCTCAACGTATAGTCCTGCCGCTTTACCTCTGTTTGTTTCCGCATTTACTGCAGATGAGAATGAACCTTTTTTAAGTGCGGCCTCTTTTATTCTTGATAATTCTGCTAAGTGTCCTTCAAAAGTGACTTCAAATTTTCTAAGTCTTTCTTGTTTTAATTTATCAACGTATTGTACTACTAAAGGAGATAATCTAGGGTTTAATAATTCTGATCCTTCTTGTCTTGCTCTTTTTTCACTATAGCCAGCTTGGATAGCCGCCTCTGTTTGAGACAAAGGGCCTTCTTCTCCACCAAATACAATGTATTCAGCAAATCTTTTTTGCATTTCTGTTAATCTTTTAGGCACTCCCATATTTGACATTTTAAGGTAACAATCCTATAATGTCAATATGCAACCAACAAAAAGCCTTTACGATAGAGGCCCAAATGATTTAGAATTTAAGATTAATAGTTTAGAAATTGAAAATGAAAATCTTAAAAGAATTAATCAAAAGTTAACTAATGATATAGTTGATTTACAAAAGAAATTAAATTTTGTGGTAGAGGAATATAGAAACAAAGGCACTCTTTAATGTACGTAAAGCACCTACAAGAATATCTAGAAAAGTTTACTAATGGTCGTAAAGGAAATGCTGTATCTAATGCTAAGATATTCATACACGTTAACGGTTATTTAGAAGAAATTAAACGTATAGAAGTACAAGAACACGCTATGTCTACGCCTGGGGCTGAGTCAATTAGAATTGTTTTAAAACCTAACCGTGAAGAAAGATTAATATTACCACCAGGATATATTAAAGATTATTAGTCAACGTTCGCTTGCGCTTGTGTACGTTCGCTTGCGTCGTCTTGCGTCGTCTTGCGTCGGTCTGCGTAGTACTGCGTTCGCTTGCGCTCGCTTGAGCTTCGCTTGCGCTCGAAAGTTTTTTTAATTTTTTATAGTATGATGGATGATAAAAAGGCATTGTTATTCAATTGAACCATTATAAGTTTCTTTTATATATTTTTCCAAGTCCTCACGAATGTGTCCGAGCGTGAAGTCGTTTATATCTCCGCTATTGAGTTGAATTGTTTTTCCTGATGGGTGGCTTAGTGTGAATACACAAGTTTCCCAAGTCCAAACATTTTTAAAATTATTTTTTTCTTTTTTTCTTAATTTTTTTGTTTTCATTATTATACCTCTTCAATTTCATCTACTGTTAGTGCATCACCATTCCAAGATTTTTCGTCGTCCCATTCGCTTGTTGGTTTGTTTAATGCAATTTTTTCTGCCTCTCGTTCATTTTTTGCTTTTACTTCTATCTCATAAGTGAAATAAACCGTCTGCCCTGCCGTCACTTTATATTTTTTCATTTTTATTCCTCTGTTTTATTTTCTATTTTTGCGTGATTTTTTAAATATTTTTCTATATTTTTAAAAGTAAGTTTATCCATATCGCCTTGCCCTATTAACTCGGTACTCCAAGTCTCGTCTGAATGTTCCCACTCAACAACTAAACTCCACGATTTTATTTTTTTCATTGTTTCCTTTTTGTTAGGGCGGGTATACCTCTGCCCGCCACAGAGAATTACAGAGTATATTATAGAGGTCGCAATTAAACCTCTCACAGTATTTTAGCT